CATACAGCTAGTAATCCATTAGATGAAATAAAAGTTAGGGATATTGTATGCTCATGTGATGACAAGATATTATATGAACAAATATTTGGTAACCCAGCTGATCAACCAGAAGAAGTTATGGCTTACAAGAGTTGCAAGCATACAATATTCGCAGCAGCTAAGAGACAGATGAAAGCAGCACCAACACCCGATGAAGAAGTAGCCCAAGATTTTGTAGAATATTCAAAGAACATTATAAATCAAGAGATTGGAGAAGACCTAACACATTTTGGATACAGTTATCAACAATGGTATTCCCACCTTAATAAGAAGAAACAAAATGATATGGATCTGGTAGCTAAATGGTTATTACATTATGATCTCACACCAGCAGAATTAAGAAGGGTTATGCAGAGAAATTATGAAGGTATATGTAAAGTAGAATTGCAGACAACTGATGGAAAACCAAGGATGGTATGTTCAATTCCCTTATACACAAAATTTGTAATGGGTCCAATATGTTGGATGTTAGAAGAAATATGTGCCAAGAAATTTAAAGGTTATTGTGGAGGGAAAAATCTTATAGAGATGTCTGACGAGATAAATAAATACTTGGATCAAGGTTTCACAAAAATAGTTGAAGGTGATGGCAGTGCATTTGATAATACCCAGGACGTCTCTCTCAAAGAAGTGGATAGATATATATATTCCTTAGTAGAACATGCAGTATACCATGTAGATCGCCAAGATTTCCACAATATATCACAATCATTATTCAAAACAATGGACATACTATATACAGATCAACACTGCAAAAAACAAAAGAAGTTATTCTCTTATACAATTTTAGGATCTGTATTCTCAGGAGATTGTGATACTACCCTATGTAACACATTGAGAATGGCACTATATAATCGGTATGTCAACGATAGAGCAGGATTAAAATATGGGGTTGACTATGTATGCTTTGCAAAAGGAGATGATTTCACAGTAATGTACAAGCCGGAGATAGATGATAAGTTTATAGAAAAAGCATACTACAGATATTTCTTACCAGCAACTAAAGATCTAACCAAACCAGACACCAGGGTATATGGATTAGGACAAGTTCTAAAAATGTTAGATTTTGGAGATGCTTCAACATTAAAATTCTGCTCACTCAGATCTTGGTTTAAGGATGGACAACATATCATTTTAACAAGAGATCCAAAGAAATTTTATACTTTAAGCAAATACTCTAGGAAAATAAAATGTATGACCAAGGTCCAAAAAGCTAAGTACTGCATTGAGCAAGCAATTGCATTGGAAGTGGCATACCCAGGGATAAAAATCTTTGATACAATGGCTAAAGCTTATAGGATACGAGCCCAACAATACTTATGGCATAACAATAAAGAAAAAATAGACGAAAATCGCATAAGAAATAAAGTAATGAATATGATGAAAGTTGAAGTAAAATTACAAGAATCACCATACATGCCAAGAGAAACAAAGCAGTATAAAGAAATGTTTAATATCAAGTATAGAGAAGAAGTCATCAAAATACAGTCCGATTACTGGGAGACTATGAAACAACAATTATACAACGTATCTTATAAGCTGAATGAAAAAGAGCTGGAACTCATAAATCAACAAATTGAGGCAGAATTCTCAGTAGAAGAGCTAAAATCTGTGTTAGGGCCGGGTAAATTTTAAGCTCTATGGAAACTATTACTAAAGTCATTAATAAAAATAAAAATAATAATAAGAATAAAAATAAAAACAAAAAGGTGCAGAGACTACAGAATCAGATAGGTAGAATAAAAAGACAAAATGAAAGACTGAGAATTCTAGCAAATGACCCCTTTAAGGCAACAAATTGGTATCACACAAGACAACCAGGATTATATAGTAAAATAAATGAATATCATGATAATGCACTTGCAGAGTATGTTTATGGTTTATTTCACCCTGATGCAGTATACAGAGAGAACATGAATATAAAGGCTCCATCAATACTACCAATACCAACAACAAATTTTGCATTTAAAGAAACATTCACTATAACACCTAATGCAAATGGAAACTTTCTGATAGTATGGAGTCCTAATTATTTAGGTTCAATGGATAGAATTCCAATTATCATGAAACATAGACAAATAAATGGAACAGATGCTAATGGTTATTTTTCAAATATATACTATAGTGACGATATCTCTCTTGATGGAAATTCAGCAGCAACTGCATTTAAAGCACAAACTTTTAAACACATAAATCAACAATTCAATAAATATAGACTGACATCAGCATGTATCAAAGTGAAATATACAGGGAAAGTATTAAACCAATCAGGTATGATGTCAGCATGTGCTTCATTCATGGAATTCCCTAGGACAGCCGTATGCTTACCAAATAATCTAAGTATGAATTCAACATACGACGTCCCTAATCTATATCCACAATTACAACGACTAGGAGATTTTGATACTATAAGACAGGGACAATGGGCCAAAACAATATCAATAATAGATGAACCATCAGGAATAACATGCGTGTATATACCAACTGACACACTATCACAAGCATTTATTGATAATGGAGACACAATCACTACTAAAGATATAACAGATTTTTACCCTGCAGATGTACAAAATGGTGTAGGAACACAATGGTATAGTAGGAGTGCAAATATAAGTTTCGCAATTTGTGGTTATGGACTACAATTAGAAGCAAGTGTGTTAGTACCAAGTATAACAGTGGAGACATACTACAATTTTGAAATCATTGTTAATGAAGATCAATTACCATTCTTCAGACCTACAACACCTAAAATAGAAATGAAGAAAGGTGAAGATGTGCAAAGAATTACCCAAGCAGTAGCAAGTACAGTAGGAACAATAACAACAACTAAAATGCATGAAGAACCATCAATCATGAGTAAGATAGCAAATGCAATTAGAATAGGTATTAATCAAGCTGAACCATATATGAAATTATTGTCTTTAGGGGCCAAACTAATATAAGATATTAAGCCTGACTACCACTATGGTTATGTAATATTATAAATAAGATACAGACTTTATATTTATTAATTATTAATATAAGTCGTACTGAAGGTGGAGGCAATAAAACAAAATAAATTAAGACCGAAGCCAGGAGTGCGACGCTAAGTGTGCGACACCTTAAGATCGTACCTTAGTAGTTATAAATAACCATACTCGTAGTTGGACTCAGGCCAGTGAAGCCTGGATTTTGATAAAAGCATTGATATTTTCATTTGGATTCCGGTGAGATCCCTTCGGGGATCACAGTAAGAGGTGTAGCC